GCGGCTGATGCAATCTTCAAACTCTTGAAATAAGGAAACATCATGACTATCGTAGCAAACACATTCACGACCTACTCTGCAAAGGGTATCCGTGAAGACTTGAGCAATGTGATTACAAATATTGCACCGGAAGAAACGCCGTACCAATCCAACATTGGCCGCGAAACCATTACAAACACTTTGTTTGAATGGCAGACCGACACATTGGCAGATGCAGCAGCAAATGCTCAGTTGGAAGGTGACGATGTCGGCACATTCGATTCAGTTGTCGCAACTGTCCGTTTGACCAACTACGCTCAGATCGCACGCAAAACCATCGTCTTGTCAAACACTGAAGAAGTGGTTAACAAGGCAGGCCGCCGTTCTGAGTTGGCTTATCAGATCGCCAAGCGCGGCTCTGAGTTGAAGCGTGACCAAGAATTCACATTCTTGAATGGTGCAGTTGCTGCCGCTGGTAACACCACCACAGCACGCGCTACTGCCTCTTTGGGTGCGTTTGTCAAGACCAATACCGACAAGCAAACCAACGGCGCTGACCCAAGCTACACCACATTGCCAAACAATGCGCGTAGTGACGGTAATGTGCGTACTTTCACTGAAACCATTCTCAAGAATGTGATTCAGAAAGTATGGACACAAGGCGGCACACCAAAAATCCTGATGGTTGGTCCTGTCAACAAGCAACGCGTGTCCGGTTTCTCTGGCATTGCATCTTCACGCTTCAACATCAACGGTGGCGAAAAGCCTGCCGTGTTGATCGGTGCAGTTGACATCTATGTCAGCGACTTTGGTAATGTGGCCGTTATCGCTAACCGCTTCCAGCGCGAGCGTGATGGTTGGGTCATTGATCCTGAGTACGCAAAGATGACCGTCCTGCGTCCTTACCAACAATTAGAGTTGGCGAAGACCGGTGACGCTGAGAAGCGTATGTTGTTGATCGAATTCGGCCATAAAGTCTTGGCTGAAAACGCTCACGGCCTTTGCGCTGACTTGTCTACTTCTTAATCGACTGAGAGGAATAGGGGGAGGAGAAATCCTCCCCTTACTTATATGGAAAAACGATTTTTTGATGCAAACCCCGAAAAAGGGATCACGCGCACTTGGCACTACAACGAGGACACTGATGAGGCAACGATTCAGACAACTCAGGATTTGACTGCTGTCATTGAGGCCAACAAGCGCGACTTTGCCACCATCGACAACAAAGCAAACTGGAAGGGTGAATGGCATCATGTTGCCAGCATTCCTGAGTCGGTTTACTTTCAGTTGAAGGCCGAGGGCAAGATTGATGATCCGGAATATATGAAGCGTTGGCTCAACGACAGTGACAATCGATTTTTCAGAGTGAGGCCAGGGAAAGTTTAATGCCAAGACCAAGAATTCCTCTTTTTGACAAGATAGAAAGAAACATAACCCGAATACCAGAATCTGGTTGTTGGATATGGATGTCCACAATTGAAAAAAGCGGATATGGCAGAGTTTGCTCTGGCAAAAAACCTTTTTATGCACATAGAGTGTCATACGAGCAAAAGCATGGCCCTATACCTAATGGAATGATGGCCTTACATCATTGCGATGTAAAGTGTTGCGTAAATCCAGATCATATTTTTGTAGGAACACAACAAGATAATATGACTGACAAAGTGCGTAAAAATAGACAAGCCAAAGGCATAAATCATGGCAATGCGAAACTAACAGAAGATCAAGTGCGTGAAATTAAATCTAGCTCTGAGACATCTATAAAGTTATCCGCTAAATTTAATTATTCTGCATCAATGATTCGTGCTATTAAAAATGGCTACATATGGAAACATTTGGAGAAAGTATGAAATACATTGCAGTCTGCACGCCAGCGCGTGACATGGTACATACGCAGTACACATACTGTATGGTTAATGCTGTCGCGTATCACACGCTCAACACCACTGACGCTGTGAGCCTCAAGATACTGCAAGGCACGCTGATTCAAAACCAGCGTGCTGATTTGTGTCTGGACGCAATGCGTGAAGGTTGCAGTCACATACTGTTTATCGACTCTGACATGACTTTCCCACAAGACATGATTCAGCGTTTGCTGGCGCATGATGTGGACATCGTGGCTACAAACTGCGCCAGACGCAGAATGCCCACAGGTCCAACGGCGCAGAATTACGATGAGAACGGCAAGCGTCAGCCGGTCTACACCATGCCTGAGTCCACTGGTTTGGAGGAAATCGGCTCAGTTGGCACTGGCGTGATGCTAATCAAGCGCGAAGTGTTCCAAGGAATGACTGAGCCGTGGTTTGATATGCCTTGGCAGTATGAGACTCGCGGCTACATGGGCGAGGATGTGTTCTTCTGCAAGAAGGCTCAGGAACTTGGATTCAAGGTGTATATTGACCATGATGTCTCGAAAGAAATCGGACACATTGGCACATTTGAATTCCGACATGAACACACTTGGGTGATGAAGGAACAGCTTGAAAAAGAGGCAGTCTAATGGCATTGACCACCTACACCGAACTGAAGACATCGCTGGCCGATTGGCTTAATCGGTCTGATCTGACTTCAGTTATTCCTGACTTCATCAGTCTTGCCGAGGCACAGATTGAGAGACAGCTACGCACCCGCCAAATGATTGTGCGTGCGACTGCCACCATTGATACAGAGTATGGCGCTGTGCCTGGTGATTTTTTGGAAACCAAGTCACTGAAACTCAACACAAATCCAGTGACTAATCTGACATTTCAGACCATTGATGCCTTGGATTCGCTCTCCAACACCACCTACTTGTCCAGCGGCAAACCGTTGTATTTCACCATTGTTGGAGGACAGATCAGGGTTCTGCCTATACCTGATGGCTCATATACCGCAGAGCTGGTCTACTACGCCAAGTTGACAAAGTTGTCATCGACTGTTGCCACCAATTGGCTGCTGACTCAAGCGCCTGATGTGTATTTGTATGGCGCATTGTTGCAGGCTGCTCCTTACCTACAAGACGATGCGAGAATCCAAGTGTGGTCTAGCTTGTATCAGGTTGGGCTTGAACAGTTACAAATTGCCGATGATCGTGGCTCAACCTCTGGCGGCGCGTTGATGGCGCGAGCTAGGTCTTTTGGATAAGGGAAAGAGATGTCATCATTTACCGACTACACAGAGAATTTGGTGCTGAATTATTTATTTACCGCCAATTCTGTAACACGCCCAACAGCTTGGTATATCGGGCTATTCACTGCCGCGCCATCTGACGCGGGTGGAGGCACTGAGGTGTCAGGCAATGGCTATGCGCGTGTGGTTACAGGCACGCTGTCTGTCTCTGGCACTTCACCAACAAACTGCACCAATGACGCTGCCATTGAGTTTGCAGCGGCCTCTGGCGGCAATTGGGGAACGATCACACACATTGCCATTATGACGGCCATCACATCAGGAACAATGCTTGGATGGGCTGCATTGACCACCAGCCGAGTCATTAACGATGGCGACATCTTGCGTATTCCTGCTGGCGATTTAGATATTACATTGACTTAAAGGTTTTATTATGGCCTTGGTGCTTAAAGATAGGGTCAAAGAAACCTCAACAACAACAGGTACAGGTACATTCACCTTATTGGGTGCATCTACTGGCTTTCAATCGTTTTCATCTATTGGAAACAGCAATACAACCTACTACGCAATAGCCTTACAAGGCGGCTCTGAGTGGGAAGTTGGTATCGGAACATACACACTGTCAGGCACAACGCTGGCTAGGACAACCATACTGGCATCAAGCAATTCTGGCTCTGCTGTAAATTTCTCTGCTGGAACAAAAGATGTGTTTGTCACGCTGCCTGCGGATAAATCAATTGGTGGTAGCAACGGCCTATATGTAAATAGCCAAACAGTGGCAACAAGCTACACCATTGAATCAGGCACTTCAGCAATGTCAGCAGGGCCTATCACTATTGCGTCAGGTCAATCAGTCACAGTTTCCAGCGGTAGTCGCTGGGTTGTTCTTTAAAGGATTGAAATGGCATCACTTGTTTTAACAGGAGACACATCAGGACAGGTAACGATTTCTGCCCCTGCTGTTGCTGGTACAAATACGCTGACGCTTCCAGCATTAACTGGAACTGTTCTTACAAACAAAACGGCAGGGACTGTGTTGCAAGTTGTTAGCGTTGCCAAAACCAATGTTTTTACCACGACAAGCACAACTCTTGTTGATATTACTGGGTTAAGCGCAAGCATAACTCCAACTTCCGCAACAAGTAAAATTTTAGTGCTGTGCAGCTTATCTCTAAATGTGACTAATGGAAATTACATGGCTCAAGCAGTATTGTTTAGTGGGGCAACAAGAATCTCTGTTGGCGATGCGGCTGGTAGTAGAACTCGGTCTTCTGCTTATGCAACAATTAATGGAGATAGAGGCCGTAGTCCATTTTCAATTACTTTTTTAGACTCTCCAGCAACCACATCATCTACAACCTATAAATTTCAAGGTTTAGTAGAATCTGGTGGGACACTTTATATAAACCAAAACGCAAGTGATGCAGATAACGCAAATAATGGTCGCAACGCATCGACAATAACACTTATGGAGATAGCGGCATGAATCACGATGCAATATATGCTCTTTACCCGCAAGTTGTCTCTGTTGATGATGGCACAGGTGCTTTTGATGCACAAGGGAACAAAGTTGAAATTGACTTAGATGCAGTCAATGCTTGGATTGACCCAAACGCATACAAAGCCAAACGAGCATCAGAGTACCCATCATTTGCAGACCAATTTGATTTGTTGTTTCATGGCGGCATGGACGCATGGAAAGACGCAATTCAGGCAGTCAAAACAAAATATCCAAAGGTTTAACCATGTCAATACTTGTTTTAACTTCTGACACGCTGATTGGTACACCAGCCGCTGGCAACATTGAATACAACGGTCAATTCTTTGGGACTGACAGCAATGCGTCTCGGGCGCAGTTGCAGAGGATTGTGCAGGGGACTGCTGTTGCCAGCACATCAGGTGTAAGCATTGACTTCACTTCTATCCCATCATGGGTAAAGCGAATCACTGTGATGTTTAATGCTGTTTCAACCAATGGGTCTTCCGTTGTTCAAGTTCAAATTGGTTCGGGTTCAGTTACAACAACTGGATATACAAGTTTTTC